TGAAGAAATCAATAAGAGTACTGTTAGTTTGTGACCCACCTCCCAGAATACCTTGAGTCGGCACAAACGTAGGCCAGCCCGTTCTATTCTGATACTGCGTTGAGAGCGACCATACACCTTGATAATTTGGCATTATGAAATCCCTCCATGACCGTTAGAGGCACCATTGTCATATTGCCTTCGTGCCTGTGTAAGATTACCAAAGTCTGTGCCATTTCCAGTAGAAGCTATTGTTACAAACTCCATTTTATTACTGCTCAACCCACCACAGTCTAGCAGCGCCCTAGTTGCATTAGCTGCGGCAGAGCCAAACCTTGTATCGCCACCGTTGGTTAAGTCACCAAAATCTACGGCATTTCCTGTAGTAGCTATTGTAACGTAGTCAATCGTATTTAGGTCAGTATCTCCAGAAATAGCGCCGCCACCCATAACTCCTCTAGTGCTATTTGCAGCCCCTGCCAAACCCTGCCGCCCTAGTGTAAGATCACCAAAGTCAGAAGCATTACCCGTAGTAGCCGTTGTAATATAGTCTATCTCGTTCGTATAATTTCCAGTAGTGCTATTACCCCCTGCTATACAACTTCTTGTTGTACCCGAAAAAGCAGTTGGAGTTTGTTTGCCATTAACCAAGTCACCAAAGTCCACTGCGTTCCCTGTGGAGGCAATAGTAATGTACTGAATTGCGTTTGTTTTTGATACACCACCCGCCATAATCCCTCTAGTACCAGAACCACAACCAGATGCCTCTTCATTATTAAATTGAAGATCACCAAAGTCAGTGGCATTACCTGCGCTTGCAACCGTTACATAATCTATAACATTACTTGCTCCACTGGAACTAAAACCACCCATACAGACAGCCCTAGTAGAACTAGACGTTGATCCAGCCCCAATTCTAGCCAAGCTAAGATCGCCAAAATCAGTAGCATTGCCAGTTGTAGGTATCTCAACAAAATCTATAGTGTTGACATATGTAGTAGTATACCCCCCAAAAAATAAAGCTCTAGCCGCAACTTCGGGGCTTACCGCATTACTCGCATCACTAGGGCTAGACCACCCAAACGGATTGATCGCCCAGACGTTGAACGTGTAGCTTGTGCCGTTGGTGAGGCCCGTGATTGTGACGGGGGACGCTGTGGGGTAAGAAAAAGCGCCAATCGTATACTCGGATACAGTCCGAGCATCCTTGTCTAATGACCAGAACTGTCCGGTGGAGATATTGACAAAACAGCTTGAAAGAGTAGTTCCTGTTCCTGAAACATCAGCAGTCCTAACATAAGAAGCTGTTGATAAATCGTAGGCTGTAGAGAGCGCATAAACATCAATCCCGTCTTGCTGCCCACCCGCAACGTATATATATTTTCCGTCAGAACTAATCTCAACATCTTCTGGGGATGTCTCTTCGCCAGAAATGTCCAATGAATGGCTAGTGGAAGCAGTAGAGACATCCCAAGCCGAACTTAAAGTATACTCCTCTAAAGTGTCACCGTCATTTCCAGTGACATACATTTTAGTACCGTCTGACTTAAAAGTTAAACCTGTCGGGGATGTATCTTGGCTATTTAAAGCAAAACTTTTGCTTTCGTATGAAGCCCCAGAACTGTCCCATGCGCTACTTAAAGAATACTGATAAACTGTATCATTACTCCCACCACCCAGAACATACATTTTTGTTCCGTCAGTCTTGAAGGTAACATCTTCTAAGTCCGTTGTTTGAGAGCTTACATCATAGCTGCTTGTATGCGAAGCCGTTGAAACATCCCATGCTGTACTAAGAGCATACTCTTCAATCACGTTTCCAGTATCCCCAGACACATACATGATTGAACCGTCAGACTTAAAGGTTAAGCCTGTGGGGGAAGTGTCTTGAGTAGCCACACTAAAATTGACACTTGCATACGACGAAGAAGGGATAGATGCCGCTACAGTATTAGGGATACCTGTTCCGTCACCCGCCTGTACGTTGTAGCCCGTAATAGCCGCACCACCAACATCGCTTGGCGCAGTAAAACTTACCGTTACTTCTTTATCACCCGCAGTGCCAGTAACCCCTGTCGCTGGATCAGGTGCATTAAGTCCGTCTTGGCCTATAAAGCCGCCTTTACCATTAGACATCAGAGGCTCCTATTAGCTAATTTCCTCGTAGCTAACGATCACTTCAAGATCATTCGCAGTGCCAGCCGTTGCCGTAATTGAAGTGTTTTCTTCAAGATAGATTGCGGTGCTTTTATCTAACACAACTAACGACGCATCAGCAGGAACAGATATAGTTGCAGCAAGCGAATAAGCCGTGCCGCCGCCAGAGGCCGCGCTATGCACATCAACTGTAACATCGGCAGCGTTTGCGCCATCGACGTTTGCAACTTGAATCATGTTAATCTTGAAAACCTTGTTGCTTGATGCGGCGTTGCTAACCAGCGTAGTAGCAGAGGTTGAGGAAAGCGCGACCGTGGCGGATTTGCCTGTGATCGTTGCGACATTTACAATATTCGGTGCAGCCATTTGTTTTCTCCTTTAGCCAAACACGATTGCCATAGCTATGGCTTTACCAGTTGATATACCAGCACTACCAAAACTAATAGTGCCGCTTCCGTCAGTAACTAATGCCTGACCGCTTGTGCCATCCGATGTCGGCAGAGTAAGCGCAGTTACAAATGCCTGCAAGTTAGCGTCATACGCCAATACATCTGACCCAACTGCCACGCCTAGATTTGTTCGTGAGGTTCCTGCATTCGCAACATCCGATAAGTTATTCGCAGCAAGCAATGAACCCGTCGCAGGAATCGTGGCCGTAAGATCAACAACCGCGGCACCTGATCCAGCGCCGTCGCAGTAAATAAACGCCGTGTTGCCATTAGCTACCGTTACGTTAGCCCCGCTCCCCTGTGAAAACACCGCGGACTGCCCTGAGTTGTTCTTTACGACATAAAACTTTTGGCTGTCATTGGGAGCTACCGTAATTGTATTAGTCCCACTTGGACTGCCAGAAAGAACCAAAACACGATACTGACCATCGGACAAAGCCCCATCCGAGGTTGTCAAAGTATGCGTTGTTCCAGACAACGTAATTGTACCAACACCGTTGGTCAGTCGGTCCAAGATGTCGAAGTTGAGGTTAGTGGTATTGCCCCAAGTACCGGACTCATCGCCCGTCGCGATCTTTGTAATACCGCCATTTGTAGTATAGGTAGCCATATTTCCTTACCTTTACGCTGCTATTTCAGTCCAAGTTGTGCCAGGATTTGGTCCCTCTTCAGTCCAAGTATCTCCTCCAGAAGGAGACACAGGCGTCCAAGACGTTCCTGGGTTTGGAATAATGTTATCATAAACTAGCACAGAACCAACCGTTGCGCTAGCACTAAGCCCCGTGACGTTTAAAATCGCGTTTCCTTTAGGCTCAACCGATCCAACTCCAGAGGTCATTATCATGCCAATGTTGTTAACAGGAACTCTTTGGAAAGTGCGTAGTTCAATAGGGTTTACAAGCCCTGATGCCGCAAGTCCCGTCACTTGGACATTTGGAGCATCCCCAATTATAGTGGGCGCTGTCACCCCACCAACCGCTTCAACTCCTACAGCATTTACATCTACACCCGTGCCTTCGATGATCGTGACACTGCCGACATTTCCCGAAGCCTCAAGACCTGTTGCCGGGGCGTAAGCGTTAATAACAACAGTAACCCCGTTAAGCGCCGTTGTTCCAAGCAACGACGCCGTAAGTGTGACCGTAACTCCCGCGCCTTCCACAACAGTGACCGAACCAACAGCCATTGTTGCTTCAAGACCTGTTGTTGGAATATTCTGCTCAGTACGAAGAGTTACATCACCAACTGTACCCGTGCCGGACACCCCAACGGCACTAACATTATTGTTGCCTTTAGCAATAACAGAACCAACGGCACTAACCGAGCCGAGTCCCGTAACCGTAACCGAAACATTCTCACGAATAACCGCAACGCCAACTTGGCCTTGCAAGGCGTCAAGAGTAGATTTTTCGCCGCCCCAAGAAGTAGTGCCAAACCCTAACTCACCCCACCCGTTAAAAGTGTGACCCACACGGACAGGAACTGCTTCATTCCAAGCAGCCTCCCCCCATTCGCCACGACTCCAACCAGTGATGTTCGCCATAGGGTTGCCCCTTACGCGATACGAATAAGAGCGTTAGTCGCGTCAGCAGTTGGGAATACAATCTGGAAGTCACCCGCTGTAGAAGACTTGTCCGAGCCAAAGTCTAAAACAACAACAGTGTCCGTAGTACCAGACCCCGCACCCGTGGTGGTATTGTAAATCAACGCCCCACGAGCAGTAATCGTGGCAGACGTAAACGTCAGATCCGCAAAGTCTGTGAACGCTGTTGTACCAGAAGTTGTCGGTGTCACATTTGTAAGTGTGCCGCCACCCGCGGCATACGAACCTGAGTTCGATACTTCGTTAGTTGCCGTGTAAGCGGTAGTCGCTGCATTGAAAGAAGCACTGTTTGTGTACAGAGCCAACTTAAACGTATCGCCTGACGAGTTTGTAAAATTGTGACTACCAGTAAGCAGTTCCTGCTTAAAAGAAGTACACATATAGTTTCCGCTGAAAGCCATGATTATAGTCTCCTTATAAGTTCAGCCAGTTCGGGGTTTCCCGCGTCCTTGAGTGCATTATACACAGTTGTGCGGTCACTGCGAATAGCCTGCCGCATATAATATGCAACAAGCGTTTCGACGTGCTTCGAGAAAGCACGAGCTTGGTCCCGTATCCCTGGATGGGCAGTATCGGAAACCGAAATAATCTTCTCAACACACTGCTCCGCTAACTCGTCAGGAGTAAATCCCCGGTTGTCGGTAGTGTTTACCCCGATGACAGGAGCGTCCTTGTTGATATCTACCTTAAACTCAAACATTACGTTTTCTCCCGTAAGACTTTACCTGTACGGTACTCATCCGTAGTTTCTTTCGCCTCACCAAGCTGTTTGATTCCCACCAAGGCTTCTTTAAAACGAGAATTGTACAACGACATTATGTCCTGCTCGCCCTTCATATAAATGTAAGCCTCGATCAAAGATCCATACAACAGCGCCATTTCAGCATTTATACTGAGCCAAGTCGTTGCGCCATCAGCACCCGCAGTCAGACTAACGGGCCTATAAAAATAGTGAAGTTCCGCAGTGTAGTTCGCACCAACTGCAGGAGCATTTGGCGTTGGAGCCAATAGAAAGTTTTCTACGTCAAATACCCCATAATAACGGGGCGCACCAGTTGTCGTGTCGTCCGGAGTATAGGTCTGCAAAAAGCTAGGATCCTTAAACTCAATGAAAAACCTGTCCGCGTCTGGACCCCGCAAGCTCAATGAGAACGGAGCAAGAAAGTCCGAAGGCACCGCTAAATAAGGATTGCCCGCGGTAGTTGAAGCGGTAGAGTTCTTTCTAAACAAACTAAGCTGTACGTTCTTTAAGATCCGCTCTTCCGACTGCCTAATAAACAAAGGAAGGTTTGTGACGAAGGAAGTCTCATCATTCTCTGTATAATCTTGAATCGCTTGTTTAAGCTGCGCGTATGTAAAACTCATGTTGTCACCACCGTTACTGTTCCGACTGAGCCTTGGGCAACCAAGTTATTAGAAGGACTAAGCCCTGGAATATATGCAAAGCCCACAGGGTTCCAGCCCCACTGCACCGCACGTTGCTCGGCAAGCTGTGTCTCTGGGCGAGGATTCCTTAATGCTTGCGGGTCTGGATATGCTTTCGGCGGGTACAACTGCGGATGTTTAGGCTCGAACTCGTCTGGGCCAACTTTAGACCCCGTCCACTCCACCTTCATTTCACGAAGACGGTAACGGCGACCAGACCGATCAGATATACCCCAAGCATTTTTGCCACTAGCGTATGCCATTATACCCTCAAATAACTCAGACTAGGCTGCAACTTCAAAGGAGTCCGACCTTGGTCCTCGTCCGCTGCGCGTTGAAACTCTTCTTCGTATACCGTCTTCAACAACTGCACACGCTCCGGCGCACGTTTCATCGCCATATAATAGGCTAATCCCGCCACCATGCAGGGAAAGAACCGGAAGGGCATATCCGTAGTATTAACCAAAGCATCTGCATCCTGAATCCGACGCACATAATAGTAAATCAACTGATCCGTTGAGTTCTCTGGTACAGCCCAAAGATTAATTACAGGATCAATCTGCCTGTTCAACCAATACTGGCTGGTACGGCCTTGAGTCGTTTTGTTTGGAAGAGTTGCATATTCGCCACGGCTAATGCGCTCAACCTCAAAGTCTGTGCCATTTCGACGAACCACCACATCAAGGAGATCAACCACATCATCCGTCAACGTCTCCTGTGCTTGACCTTGGGTAAGAGTGATCGTGCCCTGCTTGACCGTCCACAAGTTCAACCCACGGTTTGCCCAGTCTGCAAACATCAGGTTCAAAGATCTGCGAGCCGTGCGAGCATCGTAGCCCGTGCGGACCTCTAATCCACACCGCTCATACGCTTCTTCAATAACCTCTCCTACATCGAGGTTAAAATCTCTTGAACCTGAAGTTGCCATTAGCTGCTTCCTTTAAACGACCCACCACGGCCAGCCATGACGCAGCCCCCAGCATTGTAACCTTTGACTTTGCCGCCGTACTTGTAACCTTTTTTGATCATGCCGCCGCCCATATAGCCGTTGAGCATCCCGCCATTTTTCTTCTCAATAACACCGCGACCTATCAAGACATCCTTCTTGGTCACTTTGCCGTCTCCACTTAGATCCTTCATAACATACTCCTTTAGGTTCTCAAAACACTCTTACCAAGCCGCCGTTAGCTTTCCAATTAATCCGTTTCGAAGATTTCTTCTTCTTTGCCGCTGACGTACACTGCGCCATAGTAGGGCGACAGGCCGGATAACCCTTACGCTTTTCTCCCTTTTGACGCCCACAGGGCTTGCCAGTCTTACAATCGACCCAACCCTTCCCGTCATTCTGGGAGAACCATTCACGCAATGAGTTCTTTTTCTTCGCCACTAATACGTCCTCGTACTCTTACGTCTATTTTCTTCAACGCAACCGCAACCAGAAGCGATCATCCCGCCGTCTTTGTAACGATTACGCGCTACACGTTTAGGATTGTCCACCGCAGCAATAAGACCGCCTTCAGCCTTTTTGTTAGTAGATTTTCCCCAGTTTTTTGCGCCCACCTTTCGGCACTTCGACAGGGCTCCCGAAGCGTAGGCGCTGGGCCACACCTTGTACCGACTTTTTACTTTGTGGTAGCAAGCGTCTTTCTTTGTCTTTTTTTCTGCCATTAGTCCGCTCCTGTGGAGGCTTGGATACTTGTTGGGCCATAGACATCCGACTTATACTCATGATGCTTTGCACTCCGTACTAGAAAGTCTTGCCACATTGGCTTTATCATATTGTAGTTTTCATCAACCTTATAGCTGACGACAGCCATATTGGCGTTCATGCCGTATAACTGAAAAGCACCCCAGCCTAAAAGCAAAGTGATTATCGTTGCGAAAACATCCTGAGAGTTGATCCTCATAGCCCTACCACATTTTACACGACCAGTAACGGGCCGTTAACTTGTCTAGCTTCTTCGTATCACACCCATGACGCGCACGGAAAGACTTACGACGTTTGGGATCCGACTTCTTGATGGACATCTTGGCATCCCCGAAGCGAATGATTTTTTCTTTTCCGTCCTTACACGCCTTCACAACAGACTTCTTCCCGCCAGAAATCTGGCGCTTGGGCTTGTTGCACTTCATCTTGGACTTGTCGATCTTAGCCATAACTACTCCACAATCACTGATATGGTAGTGTTATCGGGAATCGAAGCGTACACACCTTTTTTAGCTAGTATACCATCCCCAGGAAGAAATATTTCATCCATACCTTGAGAAGTTTCATCGACTCTAAGTAATACCTTTCCTGACGCTTCTGAAGCGTTGTCGTAAAGTACGACATGCCCTGTGGCTCCTGATTCATATGTCAAAAGCACACCTTGAAGCCGACAGCGCCGTTGAACCAACGCTGCCGAAGTCTGAGAGTAAAAGGACGTTACCTCACTGCCGACCATCTCAGCACCTACGACAAGATAATCGTAAGCTGATTTGCCGAACCCGTAAACGCATCAATATAAACGCCTGCAGTGGCAATGATGCCGTCGTCAGGAATGTTCATAACATGATGCCCTGTGGGAAACGTCTGGGTAAGAAGAACAGTTCCGTTAGTATCGCCGTTCTTAATTGTGAATGCGCCTGCTGCAGCAGCGAAAATTACAACCTGACGGAGACGAGAACGAGTCGGACCAACAATCGCAGCTGTTGTGCCTTGAACCCAATTATATGCGGTTACTGGACCTGCCATAAAAGCCTCCTATTAAGCGAGGTTATTGTTTTGCTGGTACAAAATTGTAAAACGAACTAAACCCGCATTTGTTGCAGCAGAGCCAGTAACAGTTAAACGAATATCCGCTGTGCCTGTGTCTTGCCATGCTAATGCAGCACCTGCTTGCGTAGTTGGATATTTACGTCCCGCGTCTGTTCCACTTGCAAATGTATTCAAAATAGTTGCTGCACCACCTACGGTATCACCAACACTCAAGTTTGTTGAGGTATTAGCCGCCGTGATAATATCAATAACGCAGTCAATAATTTGAGAATTTGCAGGAATTACAACGTCAGTAACTTGTGCAGCTACTGCTCCGCCAGATAGATCCACTGAAAATGTCTGAGCCATAACGACTTGACCAGTGTTCTTAATATTTGATCCAAGGGTTGTACCCGTGGTTTCTTTAATGGTCCCTGCTTTAATAGGACCTGAAAAAGTTGTCGTACCCATGTCGATCTCCTGTCTAGGTAAATGTCAGCCGCACCTTGCGACTGTCAGGGATGACTAAACAATACACCAGGTCTAAACAAAAAGAAAGAGGCGATCCGAAGACCGCCCCTGACTTTAGTTATGAGTGGAGACTTACGCCGCCCCTGCAGAACCGAAGACACAACGTGGGTCGCTAAAGCCGAAGCTGTAACGCTCACGCGCTTTGAAGCGCATGTTACCTGTGTCGAAGTCACCTTCCATGTTGGTGGAAAGTGGTGTCCGCTCAAAGTGGATCATACCACGAGGAGCGTCGGTCTTGACAAAGAACGCATCCGGATCCGTCAGGAAGTCGTTAACGGCATAACCGTCAGGCAACATACCCATGGAGCGAATTGCGTTAGTGTCGTTGTCGGCTGTGCCAACACGCAAGTTTGAAACCATCAAGCGTTCTGCAACGAATTGCAGCTGACGCGGGATGATCAACTTAGTGCCGCGAAGTGCGACCTTCAAACCACGTTCGTCAACAAAACCTGCGATGTTGATCAAAGCATCTTCAAGAGATGTTTCGTTCAAATCTGCAGCTACTGCTGGCGTGTTTGCAAACGTGCCGCCGTTAGTAAGCGGGTGGTTTGTTGCACAAAGAGCAACGCCGTCACCACCAGCCGTAGCACCACCCGTAAAGGCGTTGTTAAGAACTGCAGCAGCCTTAACTTGCTTTGTGTGTGCCATCGAACGAGCCAACGCACGAGTGTAACGCGAACCAAGACGATCATAAAGATTGTCTTCGATAGCTTCCTCAGTGATTGAGAAGGCCAACGCCACTGTTTCGTGGTTGTAACGAGCAGTGTATGCTTCGTTAGCGTCGTCAAAGTTGATTGCAGAACCTTCCGATTTAGTCGGTGCTGCCCCAAAACCACTCAACATCACTTCCTCTTCGAATGCTCGATCAGAAGACTCTGTTGTGAAGATCTCTGCATGTTGGTTTTCGTACCGTGAGTACTCCATACCAAACAAAGCGTTGAGACCTGGTTCAAGCTCTTTCGCTAATTGTGCGCGAGAAATAGCCATTTGTTAGACCTCCTTAAACGCCAGTGGTCGATGGAGTACCAGCAACAATCGCGCCGTTGGCGGAATTAAAGCTGTTATTCAATCGAACGATTACAGGGATACCAGCAGCAGTGAAGTCTGCGTTGTCTGGGTCGTTTTGAATACCCATGATACGCAGCTGCAATGCAGCGGTTGCGGCAATAGTGCTGACACCCAACTTAGCAGAAGATATACCAGTGGTTGAAGAACCAGAAGTAGCTGTTGCAAAGTTTGCGTTTGCGAACACATGTCCACGCGCAGTTGCTTCGTTAGTAAGAGAAGCATCTGAGCAGATAACATATGTCTGCATTGGGTTGTCATACACAAAGGCTGTGACGGGATGATTAGTATCCGCGCCTGACCCAGGCCATGAGTTGGAGTAAATTTTTTCACCAGTTGTTGACGAAACGTATTCGCAACCCCAGAAAACACCAAGTAAACCTACTGTGCCGCCTGCTGCCGCGCCAACAATGTCAATAAAGCCAGTTGAAAGCGGGATAACAGGGGAGCCTTGATAGATCGCGTTAGTGTTGCCTGCGGCAATACGATACTCAGTCACACCAGTGGTGTTCGCAGCCTGTCCGACTACGCCAATCGGACGTAGTCCGAAGGCACCATTACTGTTTGCCATTTGAGCAATCCTCTAAAGTTAATTGGAGTCGCGTTCACGACCACCAAAAGTTACACGACTTTGCCGATCATTGTGGATCGGCATTGAAGGATGTTGTTCCTTCATCAGGTCCTGGTCTACAGCTGTCATCTGTTCGCGGGTCCGGCCCCCGTAGTACTCGTTTCTTTCGCGAGCTGTCTGTACAGGCATACGGCACAACATCAGTCCACCTTGACCAATGACACCTTCATACCGACCATCGTCGATAGTTGGGGCTTCATAGTCAGGATATTCGTCTTTACGGACGGGTTCCCATCCTTCACGGAGCTTGGAGTTGACATTCATTTTGTCTTCCTCGCCTCGCATAGAGACTCGTATCCATCGATGCACAAATCCCTCTGGGGCATCTGGTGCGGATAGGTGACTGGGCGGTGCCCAAGGTTTTCTGCGCGTTTCTGTTTCGCGTGTTGCGCTTTTGCGCGGTGTTCTAGTATCAGTCATTATCTCAATCCTTTACATACTTTGCGTATTCTTCAAGAGGTACGCCTAGCTTCTTTGCAATCGCAACTGCGGAATGCGATAGCTTGACTGACCTGCGCCCTGATTTCGTGCTGCGGGATGCGGAGTTACCAGCAGAAGCGACCTGACTTCCTCCACCCGATTTGTTCGCCGATTGAAATTTGTGCGGAAACTCCCCACGCATACGACGATTAACTTCACTATAGTACTCATCGCTGTTCGGGTCAAACCCCTGTTCTTCGACAAGCTCTTGGTGAATAGTGTACGCAGCCGTGGTCATAATTTTATCCTGACCAAACCACTTGTTCTTGTCCTTCCAAGCAACAGCCTTTTCATCCGGCACAGGAGCCGCTTGTTGTTGTGGCTGCTGCTGGACAGGCGCGGCTTGCTTCACAGGCATCTTAGCCTGCTGCTCTGCCCGAGCTTTCGCAGTATTGTACTGCTGCTGCTGAACGGCGATATTCGACAAAGCCTGCTGTGCTTCCAACATTTTATCCGTGTCGCCAGCCTCGTAAGCCTCTTTGTAGACACGTTTTGCACTTTCGGTCTGAGACTCAAGTCTGCTGCCGTACTCAGAAAGATACCCTGTATCCAAGGCTTTCACACGAGTCTTTAGCTTGTTGTTTTCCTCAATAAGCTGCTGAGATAAACGTACCGCTTCAGCCTTGTCACGCTCTTCTTGACGATAGCGTTCCGTAAGTTTTTTGATGCGGGACTGTACGCCTTTGCTGTACGAGTCTAGCTCGTCCTCGTTCGAGGCCTGCTTAACTTTGCCTTCATCCTGACTCTCAGGTTCCTCGTAAGTAACCTCAGTTTCATTCTCAAGTTCAGTGTTCTCAGTTTCTTCGGTCATAATACACCCCTAAACATGTTTGACATCATCTGGCTCTAGGATCGTAGCGATAACTTCGTCATCGTTGATGATGCGAACTTCCCCGCCGTCGATCTTAAACCTGGATCCCGAATAACGGCCAATGCATACCCACTGACCCTCCTTGCACCAAGGCTCGCTGTCAGAACCAAACTTGCCAGGGTCTTTGTACGCCAAGGGACCGAGCTTCATCACATACGCCACAACTGTAGCGACAGACTCACGCTCCCGAATCTCGTCAGGAATGTACAAACCGCTCGCTGTCTTAGCTTTACCTTGATACGGCATAACTAAAATCCGCCAACCTGTCGGCTGCGGAAGACGTTCTAGTAACGGTTTGTCTAAAAGGGAGGGGTCTAACACCCGCTCATTAGCGTCAACATATGCGCTCTTCAAAGTCTCGGGGTCAGCTTTCGCCTCTGCCTTTTCTTTGTTCATTTTCTGCGCAACGTGATCAGGAAGATATAAGGTCTTCGACATCGTCTACGTTTCTCTCCAGCAGGGACCTGATTTCTTCGCGAGCAAGAGAGAGTCCCCGTATCTCTCCCAC